GTGACAGACGTCGCAGCTCTAGACGATGGGCTCAGCCTGCTCGAAGAGATCAGCCAGACCAACACGCATTCCGCAAACGCAGCTCAGGCAGACCCCACCGGAGGGGCACTCCCACTTGAGGCCGCGCCGCCCGTGGGTGGGACTACGCATACTATTCCACTCAAACAATCCCACGAAAAAGCGGATACCCCCCCTTCGAGTTTGGAATGAAAAGTGCCCATATATATTTTTGCGTAAAAAAGCATTACAAGTGTAACTAGTTACATTCGTAGAAAATTAGTATTCATAATGGAGAATTTTATGATCAAATTGGATGGATATGATGCAGCGATTATTGGTCCTGCTGTGGTTTTGTTGGAAAACGAGACGGTTCAGAGGTTGGTTTACGACGCTGAGGGGATTCGAAAGATCTTGATGGAGAGGGATGGGATGGAGTTTGAGGAGGCGCGGGAGTTTATTGAGTTCAATATTGAGGCGGTGTATATGGGGCCTGGGACGCCTGTATTGGTGTGGCCGAATGATTTGTGGGATGAAGAGTCGTGGAGCGAGTAAGGGATGTGGCTGGTGGGCTGGAGAGATTGATGACGCCGAAGCAGAAGATGATTTTTTTGTGTGTTGACGAGTACTGGAAGAAGTTTGGGTATGGGCCGTCGATTGATGACATCATGATGTTGACGGGTGACCGTGGGCGGGGGAATGTGAACAGGGTGCTCAAGAAGTTGTGTGTGTTGGGTGTGTGTAAGAGGGTGCCGAACACGGCCCGGTCCATTCGTCCGGTGTATATAAATTTTAGGAAAATTGAGTGATGCAGAACATTGATGCGATTGCTCAAGCGATTTCTCAGTTGCCCGTTAATGTGCAGGAGCAGGTGTTTGAAGATTTGTTTGAGCTAAAAAAAGCGAAGAAGAGGGAAGAGGCGCAGGTATCGTTTAACAAGTTTGTGAAGGCGATGTGGCCTGGGTTTATTGACGGGCGCCACCATAAGGTGATGGCACGCAAGTTTGAAGAGATTGCCGAAGGAAAGTTAAAGCGGTTGATCATCAATATGCCGCCCCGGCACACGAAGTCGGAGTTTGCTTCGTTTCTGCTTCCGAGTTGGTTTTTGGGAAAGTACCCCAACAAGAAAATTATCCAGTCATCCAATACGTCTGAGCTGGCTGTTGGTTTTGGCCGTAAGGTGAGGAACTTGGTGGACAGTGAGGCATATGCCGAGATTTTTCCCAATGTGTCTTTGAGGGCGGACTCCAAAGCCGCGGGCCGGTGGGCGACGAATGCCAACGGAGAATATTTTGCGATTGGTGTTGGGGGTACGGTAACGGGTAAGGGCGCAGATCTTTTGATCATCGATGACCCGCATTCGGAGCAAGAAGCCAAGTTGGCTCAGTCGAACCCTGAAGTGTTTGACCAAGTGTATGAGTGGTACACATCTGGGCCCCGCCAGCGTTTGCAGCCTGGGGGCGCTATTGTTGTTGTAATGACACGTTGGTCCAAAAAGGATCTCACGGGCAGGATCCTTCAATCGATGGTGGACAAAGAAGGAGAGAGCTGGGACGTCATTGAGTTTCCGGCGATTCTTCCGAGTGGCAATCCTTTGTGGCCAGAGTTTTGGAGCCTTGAAGAACTGCAGGCTTTGCAGCTGGAATTGCCGGCAGCCAAATGGAATGCTCAATACCAGCAAACGCCCACGTCCGAAGAAGGCGCCATTATTAAGCGGGAATGGTGGAAGCTTTGGAAAAACCCAGATCCGCCTAAATGCGCGTTTGTGATTCAGTCGTGGGATACGGCGTTTACCAAAAGTGAGCGGTCCGATTATTCGGCTTGCACCACGTGGGGGGTGTTTTACATGAACGAGAACGAAAATGATCCCCATGTGATTTTGCTGGACGCGTTCAAAAAGAGGATGGAGTTTCCGGAGTTGAAAGAAAAGGCGTACAACCACTACAAAGATTGGGAGCCGGACGCGTTTATTGTGGAAGCCAAGGCGTCTGGTGCGCCGTTGATTTTTGAATTGAGGTCCATGGGCATTCCAGTCAGCGAATTTACACCAAGCCGCGGCAATGATAAGATGGTCAGGATTAACTCAGTCTCTGATTTGTTTGCCAGCGGAAAAGTCTGGGCGCCGGAGACACGGTGGGCAGATGAACTGATGGAAGAGATGGCGGCTTTTCCAAATTCCGATCACGATGACTTGGTGGACTCAAGCACCCAGGCATTAATTCGTTTCCGCAAGGGCGGGTTCCTTCGTCTAGAATCCGATGAACGCGATGAGATTCCGTCTTTTCGCCGTAAAGCCTCTTACTATTAAGGACCACTATGAGCATCGAGCAATCAATCAGTCAGGCACCTTTGGGCTTGGATAGTCTTCTTCCTGATTCTCCCGATGAAGGCATTGAAATTACGATTGAAAATCCTGAAGGCGTGCAAGTTGGTATTGACGGCGTAGAGATTGATCTCATGCCCGAGGCGGATGAGGTGGATTTTGACGGCAACTTGGCCGAAGAAATGTCTGGTGGCGAGTTGCAGAAAATTGCAAGCGACATTGTTGAGATGGTGGATGCCGACATTAACAGCCGCAAAGACTGGGTGGAGATGTACGTCAAGGGTTTGGAAGTCCTTGGCATGAAATACGAGGAACGTACCGAGCCTTGGATGGGCGCATGCGGTGTGTACTCTACGATTTTGACCGAAGCTGCGATCAGGTTTCAAAGCGAAACGATTTTGGAGACGTTTCCAGCTGCCGGCCCCGTCAAAACAGAGATTATTGGAGCGATTGACAAGCTCAAAGAAGATGCTGCCGAGCGAGTTCGTGATGACATGAACTACCAATTGACGGAAGCGATGCCCGAATACCGGCCAGAGCATGAACGTTTGCTGTATTCGCTGGGTTTATCGGGTGCGGCGTTCAAAAAAATCTACTTTGACCCCGGCTACGACCGCCAAATTGCCACATTTATTCCCGCCGAAGACATCATTATTCCTTACGGCGCTTCTAATTTGTTCAATGCCGAGCGTATTACTCATGTGATGCGCAAAACGCCCAACGATATTCGCAAATTGCAGGTTGCGGGTTTCTACAGGGACGTGGAATTGGGTGAGCCGGTTGCAATTCACACTGATGTGGAGAAGAAAAAAGCGGAAGACCAAGGTTATTCGTTGACCGATGACGACCGTTACCAGATTTTGGAAGTCCACATCGACTACGACCTGCCCGGCTATGAAGATGAAGACGGAATTGCCCTGCCATATGTGATTACGATTGACCGCGGCACCAGTGAAGTGCTGGCCATTCGCAGAAACTGGGAAGAAAGCGATAAACGCAAGGTCAAACGCGAGCATTTTGTCCAATACACGTACATTCCCGGGTTTGGAGCGTATGGTTTGGGTTTAATTCACCTGATTGGTGGTTATGCGCGCGCTGGTACGTCGATTATTCGCCAATTAGTGGATGCCGGCACGCTTTCCAACCTGCCAGGCGGCTTAAAAGCACGTGGTTTGAGAGTAAAAGGGGACGATACTCCGATTGCTCCGGGAGAATTCAGGGATGTTGATGTGCCCTCCGGCACGGTGCGCGACAACATCATGATGCTCCCATATAAGGAGCCAAGCCAAGTATTAATGGGTCTGTTAAATCAGATCACAGAAGAAGGCCGGCGCCTGGGCTCGATTGCTGACATGAATATCAGCGACATGAGTGCCAATGCTCCTGTCGGAACTACGCTGGCTCTGCTGGAGCGCCAGTTAAAAAACATGTCGGCTGTGCAAGCACGAGTTCACTTCTCGATGAAGCAAGAATTTAAATTGCTGCGCGACATTATTCGAGACAACACCCCTGGCGAGTACGAATACAACCCAGCCGAAGGTTCGCGCAAAGCCAAGCGCAAAGATTACGACATGGTGGATGTTATCCCTGTGTCCGATCCCAACAGCTCAACGATGGCTCAGCGGATCATGCAGTACCAAGCGGTCATCCAGTTGGCCCAAGGCGCTCCGCAGATTTACAACTTGCCTCAATTGCACCGTCAGATGATCGAGGTGCTGGGCATCAAAAACGCAGATAAATTGGTGCCGACTGATGACGATCAAGTGCCGCACGATCCAGTCAGCGAGAACATGGGTTTCTTGACTGGCAAACCTCAGAAGGCCTTTATCTATCAGGACCACGACGCACACATTGCAGCGCACAACTCCATAATGCAAGACCCCAAGGTCATGAGCCAGATTGGCCAAAACCCTATGGCTCAGCAAATCCAAGCGGCCATCATGGCGCACATTGCCGAGCACGTTGCTTTCCAATACCGCAGCGATTTGCAAGAACGTTTAGGCGCCACATTGCCTGAGCCGGATGTTGAGTTGTCCAAAGAAACTGAAGTGCAATTGTCCAAACTGGTGGCGCAAGCGTCTGCCCAGTTGTTGCAGCAGCACAAAGGTGAAGCGGCTCAACAGCAAGCCCAGCAGCAAGCGCAAGATCCAATCATTCAAATGCAGCAAGCTGAGCTGCAGATTAAGCAACAAGAGACTCAAATCAAAGCGCAAAAAGTGCAAGGCGAATTGCAATTAAAAGCGCAAGAGCTGCAGATGAAGCAGCAAGAAATGATGATGAAAAGCGGCGAAACTCCTGAAATGATTGCGGCCCGACACAACCAAGAAATGCAACAGCAAGTCCAGCGCCATCAAATGGAGTTAATGCAAGCACAGCAAACGCATCAACAAAAATTAAGCCAAGCTGAACAGGCGGCAATGGCCAAAGCGCAAATACGGCAACAAACTCAAAGAGGTGAGTGATGGACGAGAAAATTTTAGAAATCCTCAACAAAAAATTTGAGGAAGAAATCAAAAGCGTAAGTCAAGTTTTGTGTGAGGGTGGAGCGAAATCCTACGATCACTACAAAGAGTTGAGCGGAACTATCCGAGGTCTCCGAACCGCTCAACGTGAACTCGGTGACCTCGTGCGTAAATTGAAAGATCTAGACGATGAATAAATTTGATGTTCAGGCAGTTGATTTGTCTGGCGTTCTCAACAAGCCGGTTGAGGACAAAGCCAAACAAATTCCCGACCCGGCGA